ATGACATACGAAGAACTTTATTACAGGTCTATGACAGACCACGAATTACAAAGAGTAATTAATACTCACGAATTTCTTGATGGATACGTAGATAGGTGTCAGCAAGAACTGAACAGAAGAAAAGAAGAACAAACAGAAATAACAAGATTATGATTACACTATTAAACGGAGAGCATTGGGGTAAAGAAGAAATACTTGCACAGATGCACGATGACACTTTCTACTATGGACATCTTGGGCAACACGCATTAAGTAGTTCGTCTCTTAAAACAATCTTAAAGAGTCCAAAGACTTACAGAAACATTCTAAAGTATGGAGACCAAAACGGAGATAGTCCTGCATTAGCAGCAGGTAAGTTAGTACATTGGATGATACTTGAACCACATAAAGTAGATAAGCTACATTTTGTAGATGCTTCCACAAAGAACACAAACAAGTACAAAGATGCTAAAGCACAGTATGGAGAAGTGTTTCTTACAAAAGAAAGAAGTGCAGCAGAAAGATTAGCAGATGCAGTATTAAGAAATGAAGCAGCACTCAAACTATTAACTAAATCAGAGTTTGAAGTACCTGCAATAGATATGATAGAAGGACTTGCTTTTAGAGGTAAAGCAGATATTATACAGGGAGACACTTTAATTGATTTAAAGACCTCTGCCGACCTTTCTACATTTAGGTATAGTGCAGACAAGTATGGTTACGATTTACAAGCGTGGCTGTATCTTAAAATGTTTAAGAAGGATAAGTTTACCTTTTTAGTGATTGACAAAGCAAGTACTGATATAGGAATCTTTGATGTGAGTGAAGAGTTTTTAGCAAGAGGCGAGAACAAATTCAGACAAGCAGTAGACAACTATAAGTACTTCTTTCAAGAAGAGAATGATTTAGACCAATATGTAATGAGAGGAATATTATAACAATTAAAACAAAGAACAATTAAATACAAAAATTATGAAAACAATTAAAACAGGAACATTTGAAATTATAAACATTAAATTATTAAATCCTTCTGATATTAACAGGGCAATAGATGAAAACCACGTTAGTAGATTTGAAAATAAACTAACACAATTTGGATGGCTTGACCCAATCAAAGTAGATAATAATAATAATATTTTAGAGGGGCATCACAGGTATTATGCAGCTTTAAACTTAAGAGTTCAAAATGTACCTATATATAAAGTGTTTTGGCTAAATAATCTAACCGAAAAAGAAAGACTTGCGGTAATACTTCAATACAATGCAAGTAATTTAAATTGGACTAATGAATCTTATTTAGAGAAATATGCTTTACTTGACCAAAGCTATGCAAAGGCTTTTAATAAATGGAAAATATATAATTCAAATTTATCTACAGGAACTATATTGAAATTGTATTTAACAGGTAGTACTAAAAAATTTAGAGCAGGAGAAAGTTTATTTATAGAAGATGTTAAAAAAGCAGATTTACTCGCTAATAAACTTTCACATTTTGTAGATACTTATGGAAAAAAGAAAGCACAAGCCTATGCTTTAAGAGAGGTGGTTAATGTTTGTCAAAATGCAAATGGACTTTTAGCTACAAATTATATATTAGGCAGATACGAAGATATGTTAAAAAATAATCACAATAAACTTACATCTATTGCTGATTTTAGACCACATATTAATGATGTTTTGGCAGAGTTTGAACTTATAAAAAATGATTAACCTATATAATCAAGACTGTATGGAATCAATGGCAGGGTTTGACGATAATCAGTTTGACCTTGCTATTGTTGACCCTCCTTATGGGATTGGATTTGGAGAATTTAACAGAACCAATAAAACAAGTGATGGGACAAGAGTTAAAGCAAATAAATATAAACATAGTAATTGGGATGATTCAATACCTACGGATAAATATTTTATAGAATTAAAAAGAATAAGTAAGAATCAAATTGTTTGGGGTGCTAATTATTTTCCTGCATTATGGTTTAACGGTTGTAAGGGTTTTATTTTTTGGTATAAAGGGAATCCTGTTCCAAACTTTTCAGATGGAGAATTAGCTTATACAAGTTTTAACAAAGTTGCAAAACAATTTGATTATAGATATTATGGAGGTTTGGAGGGAAACACATCAGCAAGTGATAAAATACATCCGACTCAAAAACCAATAGCATTATACGAATGGCTTTTAATGAACTACGCAAAAAAAGGCGATAAAATATTAGACACCCATTTAGGTTCAGGTTCAATAGCAATAGCCTGTCATAATTTAGGATATGATTTAGAAGGATATGAATTAGACAAAGATTACTATATTGCAGCAAAGAAACGATTACAAGAACATCAATCACAATTAAGGATGTTTTAAATGAATAAAAACCAATCTACGTTCTTTATATATGTTAGTAAACAGTCATTGCTAACACTATCAGAGTTTTTGATTGGTTCTCTGATTATATTATGAATAAAGATATAATAGAAGAGTTTTACTTACTTGCTTTAGTAGATATAACAAATGGTAGAAGCATTACAGAACTTGAAGAAGCCATTAACTTATACGAAGAAGCAGAAGAGTATGAAGCGTGTGCAGGAATACTAAAAGCAATACACGAATCAGGATTTATGACAATAAAAGATATAATTAATAAATTAGAAAATGAACAAAGAGACGATTAAACAATTAGTAGAAAACTATTTTGAACTAAAGATAGACGCTACAACAAGAAAAAGAGAATACGTAGAAGCACGTTCAATGTATTTTAAACTAACAAGAGACAACACAAGATTAAGTCTAACATCTATAGGGAAAGAAGTAAACAGACACTACGCAAGTGTATTACACGGTATAAGACAACTTGAGAGTTGGATGGAGAAAGATACGATGGTAAGAAATAATTACAACGCACTTAAAAACAAACTCAAAGGTGTAGAACAAGATGCTGAAGAAATGTTAGAATCAAATGAAAGTATCGTACTACAATACGCAGCTTTAAAAGATGAGGTAAAACAATGTAGAGAAACAATACAACAACTAACCAAAGAGTATAACGAACTACACCAAAAGCATCACAAGAGAGAAAAGTTCTATGCTAAATATGGTTTTATCAATTAACACTTTATAAAAAGTTTTATTGTATAATTAATTAATTAATCTATTTTAATTATGGATGGTAGAAAAAATAACGGTGGTCATTCTACAAAAGGATTCGCAGGAAGGAAACCTAAAAGCGAAGAAATAAAACTTGTAGAAAGATTATCTCCTTTAGAAGATGCTGCATTAGATGCTCTAAAGAAAGGTGTAGAATCAGGAGAACTAAAATGGATTCAGTTATATCTTAACTACTATCTTGGCAAACCAAGAGAAACAAAAGATATTACAATCAACGAGGACTTACCGTTGTTTATTGAGGACTTGGATTAACCAAACTCCAACTCTTCAACCTATATGCAGGTTAAGAAAACTATAGCACTTAAAAAGCTACAACAGCTACAAAGCAGGATACGAATAGTTAAAGGAGGTACATCAGCTTCCAAGACTGTTTCAATTCTTGCTTTACTTATTAATTATGCCATAAACAACAGAGGCAAAGAAATAAGTGTAGTATCTGAATCTATCCCACACCTGCGTAGAGGTGCTTTAAAAGACTTTTTAGCCATCCTAAAGGGTCTCAATAGGTATAACGATAGTCAGTTTAATAAAAGTACCTTAAAATACAATTTTAGTAATGGTAGTTATATAGAGTTCTTTTCAACAGACCAACCTGACAAATTAAGAGGAGCAAGGAGAACCGACCTATACATTAACGAGTGTAACAATGTTCCGTTTGATGCTTACACACAATTATCAGTAAGAACAAGTGGAGTGATATGGTTGGACTATAATCCATCTAATTTGTTTTGGGTAGACAAAGAACTGATAGGAAAGCAGGACACCGATTACATCACACTCACTTACAAAGACAATAACGCACTACCTGAAACAATAGTAAGAGAAATAGAGAAAGCTAAAGAGAAAGCAAAGACCTCTACCTATTGGGCGAATTGGTGGAAAGTATATGGATTAGGAGAAACAGGTTCGTTAGAAGGTGTATGTATTCCTGATTGGAAAGAGATAGATAGAATACCTGAAGATGCACGTATATTAGCACACGGTGTTGATTTTGGAT